TGCTAATCGTGCGGTGGGATTAAATGTTAATATTGCAGATAGCACTAGCAACGAGTGGCTCATCACCGGAGTGCAGCTTGAGGTCGGCGAACAGGCCACGCCGTTTGAGCATCGGTCATTTGCGGATGAATTGGCTAGGTGTCAGAGGTACGCATACAAAATCGGCGGCAGTAGAAACGATACATACGGGCCGGGGATGGGTCTTTATCAAGATGGTAACGAGTTTAACTTTGGCCCTGTGTTTCCCCCTGTCACATTTAGAGCCAATCCTTCTCTAACAGTTTTTGGCACGGCTCCCGCTATCAAAATCAACGGCGGTGCAAATACAGGTTTTACAGCAACTATTTCTTGCGCCGCTAATGAAATGCAATTTATCAGGCTTACGAAATCAAGTCACGGCTTGTCGGCCTCGCATGTAGCCAATATGAATTTTGCATCAACTTCTGACTATATCATTTTGGATGCGGAGTTGTAGATATGGACGAGATGAACATCACAAGCGCGAAGTATGTCCAAGATGCCGTTTCGAGTGAGAACACTAGCATTACTATTGTGATAGATAGTGAAACTTGGTCTGTACCAAATGATTCCCCCGGCAACCGCCACTACGACGAAATAATGAAACAGGTCGCAGCCGGTGAGTTGACCATTGCGGATGCTGACTGATGAGCAAGCCTACCGTCACATCTGTCAAAGCTGAACTCGACACGCTTTCGGCTGTCAGCCAGGAGCGGTTCATTGAGCTACTAAGCCGCGTCAAGCGCCTCGAAACCATCATGGTCGGATCTGCCGGCACCACTATCGTCTTGCTTATTGGCGTCCTTCTTAGCGAGTGATCCACGCATTTTTGCTGTTCGTGTTTCTCGACGGCAAGCTAGTTTCAAACGACCTCTATTTCTACAACGTCGATGATTGCATCTACTTTGCGCGTGCGCTGCACAAGCAAGGTGGGCAGATCACGGCCCATTGCCTGCCTAAGCTCATAGATCCAGATAAAGTGAAGGTGTACTGATGCTCGATCCAGTCACCATCGGCACGGCTGTCCAGGTGGCGACAGGCGCATTTAAGGTTTTGCAAAAAGGCTTTGCCGCTGGCCGCGAACTAGAGCAAATGACACAGGATCTGTCACGCTGGATGTCGGCTGTGTCAGATGTTGACCACCTAGAGAAAAGCGCCAAGAACCCAAGCCTGTTCCTCAAGCTGACCAAGGGCAAAAGCATTGAGAGCCTGGCACTGGAAGCCTTCACGGCAAAAAAACAGCTTCAGGATCAACGGTATCAACTGAAGCAGATGATCCAACTGACCAGGGGCGTGGCAGCGTGGGACGAGCTGATCGCCCTTGAGGGCAAAATCAGGAAGCAGCGTCAGGAAGCCATCTACGCAGCTCAACAGCGCCGACAGAAGATCATTGAGTATATCGCCTGGACGGTCGTAATCGGTGCTGGCTTGGCCACGCTGACAGGCTTTGTGCTGCTACTGAAAGCGCACACAGCGCAGGCCAATGACTGGGCCAATGACATGACCGTCTGCCGCCTAGTCAAGTGCATGAAGATCGACAAGCGGCAAGAGGCTTGCGTCTACAGAGGGGCGCACAATACCCAGGAGACGCTGTTCTTTACCTACGGCGAATGGAAGCCGCGTGAGTATCTGTGTCAGTGGGAGGTGGATCAGCCGCCGCCACCCAACGTCTATGACGTTCTCAAAGCCATAAAGGAGAGCCAATAATGAACCGTCTGATCTTTGGCGCTGATGACTACCTGAAGCGCTGGGCGGCTCAACGTATTGGCATTGACGGATTTGGTCCTAGCGCGGCCATCGGGGTGCAGCGTAACGGCGAGATCATCGCAGCCTGCGTGTATCACGACTATCGAGATGGGCAGATCGAGGCGTCGATAGCTGCTTCCTCCCAGCGGTGGGCAAATCGGTCTGTCCTGTTTGGCTTGTTTGCATATCCGTTCATTCAGGTGGGTGCTAAGCGCCTGCTGGTGACGTGCAGCGAGGCCAACGACAAGGCGATGAAGATGAACCGGCAGCTTGGCTTTGTAGAGGAAGGCCGGCTGCGGAAGATGTTCGGCAAGCACGACGCGGTGCTTTTCGGAATGTTGAAACAAGAATGTAAGTGGATCGGAGTATCAGATGGGCAAGAGCGCACCTACACCACCGCCAGCGCCTGATCCTAATGAGCTGATTTCAGCTCAGGCAGACGCCAACCGGATCACGCAGTTCACCCCTTACGGCAATCTGCTGTTTGGCTATGTTGGTGACCAGGGGCAGTTTGTGCAGGGGCAAGCGCCGGAAGACAGCGATTTCCAGTCTGCAGCGTTCACGCAAGAGACGCCGTTTCAGGCACAGATGCGTGCCGCCACAGAAGGCACTGGTTTGGGGCTTGGGAATCTGGCGTTTGAGCGAGTAACCGGTCAGACCGTAATCGGTCAAAACCCTGATGGCTCACCTATCTTTGCGGATGACCCCGATTTCCAAAACCCGTTCCGCACCTCGCCCACACTGTCTGGCATCAGCGCCGCGCAGGAGATTGACCCAACCACTGGCCTGCAGGCGTTCCAGCAAAACATCAGCACTGATGCAGCTCTGCCGTCTGCGCTTGACACAAGCGGCCTGACAGCCCTCACAAGCGACCCAGAGGGCTTCCGTACCAATGTTGAGCAAACGCTGTTCAACCGGCAGCTCGGCCTGCTGCAGCCAGAGTTTACGCGCCAGCGCAACACGCTGGAACAGAACCTAGCAGACCGTGGCATCCCGATCACGTCTGAGGCTTATGACAGCGCGATTGGCCGGCTTGAGACACAGCAAAACGAACAACTGCAGCGTCTCGCACAGCAGGCCACACTGGCAGCGGGTCAGGAATCTGATCGCCTGGTTAACCAGGCACGCAACATCCGCGCCCAGCAGTTTGGTGAGCGGGCCGCAACTGGTGAGTTCGGCCTAGCACGCCAGGGCCAAGCGTTCAGCCAGGCTGCAGCCAATACCCAGCTCCAGAACGCTGCACGCCAGCAGCAAGTGGCTGACCAGCTCCTGAGCAACCAGATCGCTAATCAAAGCCGAAACCGGCAAATCGCTGAGCGGCAAGCGCTACGCAGCCAGGGTTTCAATGAGCTGGCAGCGTTGCTCGGTGGCCCGCAAGTGCAGCAGGCCAGCTTCTTTGCGCCTGGTTCTGTTGATGTCATGGGCGCTTACGGCGCTCAGGCTGCGGCGCAGGCTAATGCTTACAACCAGGCGATGCAGAACCGTTCTGCAAACCTTGGCGGGTTGTTCGGTCTGGCCGGCAACCTGGGTGCGGCTTACTTGCTTTCATAGAGGTACACAATGGCACTTAGACCACGCGCAATGCCCACGTTTGGCTTCCAGCGGCTGAACCCTGCCTATCAGTCAGATCCGCGCCGCATCATGGGCCAGGCACTGGCACAGCAGGGTGCAAGCTCAGCACCTGTCAGGACGCCTCTACAGGGGCTTGGCAGGCTGTCTAGCGCACTTGTCGGGGCATACCTCCAGCGCAACGCTCTGGACGCTCAAGTGCAGCGTGAAGACGCTTATAGAGATTCTTTGACGCAAGCGCTTGGTGGTTTGAATTTAGAAAACGTGCCTGGATTACAGGCGCTGTCGAAAGTGTCTCCTGAGCTTGCCCTGCAAACAGGCGTCAACCTTGAAGGCCAACTGGCTGTTGCCAACGCAAAACGGACGCCTCAGAACACTGTACGCGATATGACAACAGAAGAAGTTATAGCTTCTGGCCGCGACCCCAGCTTAGGCGTTTACCAAATTGACAACCTCGGCAAGATCACCCCGCCCAGCGGCTCACAAGTTACAGGCGACATCTCGAACCGGTTCGATCAAATCAACGAGGTCATACGTCTCAGCCAAAAAGGCGATTTGACCCAAGCAGAAGCTCTGCGGCTGGATTTGTTTACCAAAGATCTAGCAAGGTCCCGTCCGGTGGTGGTGCCTGACGGTGCAGGCGGCACTGTCACCATGATGCAGCCAGGTCTTGATGTCAGCTCAATCACTGGTGGCCAGACAGTCACTGGAGATGTTGCGCTTTCAGGTGACCCAACCAATCAAGCCGGTCAGGGAGCCAATGCCGCAATCCCTGGTGGCGTTGTGGCTGGCACAAAGCCCGATCAGCTTACCACACAGGAAGCTGAATTTGTGGCAGATGCGGCGTCAGCACAAGCTGATCTGCAGACAGTAATCGACATCATGTTTAATGGCGATCTTACAAACGGTGAATATAACTCATCAGTTGCAATCGCTTCAGGCACAGCAGTAGGACGCGGCGCGAGTGGCGATGCTCAAAGATTGTACGACGCACTGAACAACCTTGTTGACTTGCGGTTGCGTCAGCGCACAGGAGCGACTGCGAATCAGGAGGAGGTGACAAACTACCTGAACGCAGTTTTGCCTGGGATCACAACTAGACCTGAAACTCAAAGGGCTAGGGTTGAAAGGCTAATTACAGAACTGAACGCAAAAATCACGGCTTTCAAAGGTGGTCGCAAAATACCAAATCTTAACATAGTCACCATCCCAGAGGCTGCAGCCAACGACACTGTTGGCGATATCACACTGTAGGTGAAGCATGGCGAAATTAGCTGAAAACCTGTCTGGAGCGCCGATAGCGATACGGCAAATACTTGCGTCTGTGCCAGAAAGTCAAAAGGTTGATGTTCTTGGGCAGTATTATGATGTGGTACGCCGTGGCTCAGATCTGTTGGCCAAAAACCCAGACAACGCTGCCCTGCGGAAAAAGATTGATCCCGACGCGATTTATTTCCAACAGGACGACGGCAGTATCCAAGTGCTTGACCCGCCTGGGTTTATCCAATCTGTGATACCGCCCCGCGTTGACATGGGCGACATTGTTGAGGGCGGGCGAGTGCTTGCTGAAACAGGCGGGGGTATCGTTGGCGGTGCAATCCCGCTGGTGGCCGGCAACCTCGGCCCCCAAGCTGCCGTGCCAGAAGAAATTTACACCGTGCCTGCAGGCGCGGCACTTGGCTCTGAGTTTATGGGTCAGGTATATGACCGCACGATTGATGCACTGTCTGGCGGCGCTGTGCCGCGCGGCACTCCAGTTGAGGAAGTTGGCAAGGCAGCAACGAATATCGGCATCGAGATGGTGGGTGGCCGGCTTGGTGACGCTGCAACCAGGGCAGTCAAAACCGGCATACAAAAAGGCACACAAAGACTGACTGGCGTGTCGCCTGGGCAACGTGCTGAAGACTTTGCGCGACTGGGTGTGCAACCAACTGCGGCTACGCTGACTGGCAGACCCTCTGTCGCTCAGGCTGAAGAAGGTCTTGCATCGTTTTTCACTGCCTCTGATATCATTAGAACAAATCGCGCCCGCGTGATCGACGAGCTTGGTGACGCCTCTAATCGGATTGCTCGTAAATACGGCGATCCGCAAGGTAGCCCAGAGGTCATCGGCAGTACGATCAGGGCTGGTGCGCTTGCAACTGCCGACCGCATCAGCGCCAAAAAAGATCAGTTGTATGACGCGGCTTATGACGCGGCTGGTAACATCGGCGTTTCCGTTGGCGGATTGCGTGCTTTAGAGGCAGAGCTGAAAACAGAATTAGCTGCAGCGCCTACGGCTTTGAAAGATCAGTATGCACCGGCACTGCGTCAGATCGCTGCCATTTTGAAAGATGCAGATGCTGCTGGCGGTCAAATAGACCTGAGAACCGCGAGGTCAATCCGCACAAACTTAGGCAAGGCGGTCGGGTCAACTTTGCCTGGGCAGACCGTCAGGGTGTTCAAAGCGGGTGATGAAAAGCTGCCAAGCATTTACAAGGTGCTGACTGAAGATATTGACAGCGCGGTATCTGCAGCAAACCCAGACGCAGCACGCCTGTTGCGCCGCGCAAACGATTACACGCGGCAAACCGCAAACGATCAGCTCAAAACAATAGATAAAATTGCGCGGCAAAACCTCGATAGCCAGGTGTTTAGCTTTGCCATGAGTGAAGGCAAGCGCGGTGGTCAGCGCATTAGAGATGTCTTTAAGGTTTTGACTAGGGATGAGCGTGACGCTGTAAGTGCAAGCGTCCTTGGTCGTATGGGTGTGCGCGGTTCTGCCACTGAAGGTGGTGGCGAATGGTCTGCCAATGTGTTCTTGACCAACTGGCGCAACATGGACAAACGCAGCAAAGACATTTTGTTTGGCGCGCCCAGGTTCAAAGAAGTTCGCAAAGAGCTAGATTCTCTGGCCCGATTAGCTGACGTGGCAGTAGAAAACATTGGTGAGATCAACCGGTCGCGGTCAGGTGTGACTTTAGCTGGCTTTTCACAGATTGCTGCAACCGGCGTGGCTTTGGCTCAAGCGGGCGGTTTGGCGCTTGCCGGTGATGTTGGTGGGGCGGCGTCTGCCGCAGCAGCGGGCGGCGGTGCTTTGCTTGCGCCACGCTATGCGGCAAAACTGATGACTTCACCAAAGTTCATCCGTTGGCTCAAAACTACAGCTCAAGCCAGCAACCGTGGCGTCAACCCGCTGTCGGTGCAACTAGGCCGGCTGGCAGTCCTGCCAGGCAAAGACCCTGAGCTGGCTGAGGCGGTCAATGCTTTCATCGTAAATATGCAGGCCAATCTCAGCGGCGAATAGTGGCTCAGAAAAAGCTGCAGAGGTCGAGCGAGTTTGATCGCTATGACCTCGACAATGATGGCGTAGTCACAGACGCAGAAATAGAACGCGCCCGCGAGATACGCGAGACAGAAGATAAAAGCCGCAAGCACCTGGCGCAGCTCAGGCTGGCACGGTTTGCTCTGATGGGCATGGGCGTCTACACGATCCTGCTGTTTATGCCCTTCATACCTGACACCCGCATCAAGTTACTCAGTGAGGTCAGCCCGCTGCTTTACATCTCGTTGAGCGGCGTTGTGGGCGCTTACATGGGCTTCACGCAAATGGGAGACAAAAAGTAATGCTTGGAGTATTGGCATCCATTCTTGGCAATGGCGATGTAATCAAAAAGGGCATGGATCTCATTGATGATGTCCACAGCTCGGACGAGGAGATGGAGCGCGTAAAGGCGCAGGCCAAGATAGACACGATGGCCGCATATGCGCCCTTTAAGGTAGCCCAGCGCTATCTGGCCCTGATGTTTACTGCCACCTTTTTGGCGTCTTTCGCGCTGGTACTGGTGATGACGCTACTGGGCAAAACCAACATCCCTGACATCAAGCAAGTCATTGATGACTTCTATCTCGGTGAAGCAATGCTGACCATCCTGGCCTTTTACTTTGGTGGCGGGATGCTTGAGGGCGTTGTCGGCAAGGTGAAGGCAAAGAAATGAAGCTGTCAAAGAACTTCTCCTTGCAGGAGATGACCAAGAGCCAGACCGCTCTGCGCCGTGGCATCGACAACACCCCAACACCAGACAAAATTGAACCGCTGACCATGCTGTGTGAGAACGTGCTGCAGCCAGTGCGCGATCACTTCGACCGCCCTGTCACCATCACCAGCGGTTATCGCAGCCCAGAGCTTTGCATGGCCATTGGTAGCAAGCCTACAAGCCAGCACACCAAAGGCCAGGCTGCTGACTTTGAGGTGCCAGGCGTCAGCAATATGGAAGTGGCCAAATGGATCGCTGAGAACTGTGAGTTCGATCAGCTCATTCTGGAGTGTTACACCGGCGGCAACACTGGCTGGATTCACTGCAGCTATGTGCATGAGCCGCGTAAAGAGCTGCTGACATATGACCGTGAAAACGGTTACCGCAAGGGGTTGCTTGATGGCTAGGACGCGACCAGCAAAGGGAAAGGCTAGGGTCAAGGTCACAGCCAGCGGGAAGCGGGTCAGCTACGGTCAAGCTGGTAAAGCAAAGGGTGGCGGCCCCCGCGTGCGTCCCGGCACCAGCAAGGGCGATAGTTATTGCGCCCGGTCAGCCGGTCAGATGAAGAAGCACCCAAAGGCTGCGCGTAATCCAAACAGCCCACTGCGACTTTCTCGTAAACGCTGGAAGTGCGCCGGCAAAAAGTCTCGGAGATAGCCATGAAAATGAAGAAGCTAACAGCACGGCAGCAAGCCGCGCTGAAGCGCCATAGCGTCCACCATACGGCTAAGCATATGACTGAAATGCGAAAGCTCATGCGTGGCGGCAAGACATTTACAGAAGCGCATCGAGCGGCGATGCGTAAAGTTGGAAAGTGAGGGACCAATGCCTGGAATGATGAAAAAGCCAAAGGTCATGCCAAAGCGCAGACCGACCAGAGCTGCTGCTAAAAAGAAAATGGCACCACGCCGTCGCACCGCCCGGCGCATGTCTTACTAATGGCACCAAGAAAAAAATCGTCTGGCCCAAAGCCAACCAATCCAAAGCTCTACGCCACTGTGAAAGCTGCGGCCAAGCGCAAGTTCGATGTCTATCCATCGGCCTATGCAAATGCCTGGCTGGTGCGTGAATACAAAAAGCGCGGCGGCAAGTATCGAGGCAAAAAGCCATGAGCCTGAAGAAGTGGTTCAAGCAGGACTGGGTAGACATTAGCGCGCCAAAGAAGGGCGGTGGCTTCCAGAAGTGCGGCAGATCCTCAGCCTCTAAAAGCAAAAGGGGCTATCCCAAATGCGTGCCGGCAGCGAAAGCTGCCCGCATGACCAAGGCTGAACGAACATCAGCCGTGCGCCGCAAGCGATCACGCCGCCAAGGCGTGGGCGGCAAACCTACCAACGTCGCTACCTTTGCCCGCTGACCGTACCCGACCGTACCTAACCGTACCTTTTTCTGGCGTATGCTGGCTCACTGTGCTACCCACGTTGATAGCAAAAACGGCGGTTTTTCACGGATTTCAACGGAATAGCTACAGGTTTAAGCGGCTTTGCAAGCAGGAGGTCGTCGGTTCGATCCCGTCTGGCTCCACCATACCCTTCCCCCTGTAATCGTTGAATAAATAGCCGTCTGGGCCTGCGCCTTGGCGGCTGTTTTTTTGGTGACCGTACCGAAAACCGTACCTTTTTTGTATCTGTACCTTGTCGCACTACGACAAGTTGCTTATATTAATACGGTAATTAGGGAGGTTTTCATGGCTAAAACAAAGTGGCTTTTGCCGGTTCGCCAACGCAAAGACGCAGGCACCTGGTTCATCGACGCACGCAAGATCGGCCTGTCTCAGAAGTATGTGCCAGAGGGTATGCAGTTCTGGACAGAGGATGAAGCTGGCCAGGCTGCGAATCATCTGTGGTCAGATCACAATCGCGGGCTGGTCGTCAAAGCTGATCCGGTCACCATCGGCCAAGAAGCTGCCGATGACTTCCTGGCGTTTGTGAAAGGTCGGGCCGAGGTGGGCGAGATTCAATCTACCACCCATGCTGAAACGGCGCACAACCTGGCCATCGGTCTGGCAATCAAGATTGACGGCAAGCCAATTGCCAAGCACGACCTGGGCAAGCTAATCAACCGCGTCACGTTTGAGCGTGTTCGACTTGCGATACTCCGCGCTGTGCAGACGGAAGGCAAAAGTGCGTCCACACAGCAGCACCGCGTCAAGGCACTCAAGCAGTTCTTCAACTACTGCTGGGGCAAGGGTTGGGTCACATTGAACCCAATGGACAAGATGGAGCTGACCGGCACTAGCGCCCGCCAGAACCGTGCGCCGCGCATCCAGACAGAAACTATCCGATGCCTGATGCGTGACGGCTTGGTCGGTGAGACCTTGGTCAGCCGTGCGATGGTTGCGGTCGCTCTGGCCACTGGGATGCGCCAGGGTGAGCTACGCGGCCTGCAGTGGCAGGACATCGACTTTGAATTAGAGGAAGTTCGCATCGAGCGTGCGGTCAAGAAGGACGGCAAGATCGGCCCACCGAAAACTAAAGCTGGCTTTCGTACCATCGACATCGAGCCTAATGCCTTGCAGCTTGCACGCGAATGGAGACTGCAGTCACGCCACAGCCGTCCGACAGACTTTGTGTTTGCCACCGCTGCTGGCTTTCCTAAGCAGTACAAAACACTTTCCGCACTGATGGATCGCGCATCGGATCGTGCCGGCATTGAGCGGATGCTGTGGGGCGATATGCGCCACTTCTTTGCCTCAACGCAGCTTAGCAAGCTAGGTGAAGACTGGCCTGAAGTGTCCAGGCAGATGGGGCATGAGGATGAGGCGTTCACAATGCGCCAATACGGCCACTATGTTAAGAACGCTGACAAGAAGGCCAAGGTGAAGAACAACATGGCCGAGGCAATCTGGGGCAAATGAGAAGGGGCGCTACCGCGCCCCAACTACCAGATTCAAGAAACGCTGCCAGATCGTTGGCGGCGTTTTCTTTTTGCGCCAGTAAGCCTTGATGGCCTCACTCTGACGCGCACGCTGTTCTGGCGTCCACTTCCTGCCCATAATGTCCTCCTGCTAGTCGGTTGATTTCTGCACGCGGGATGTAGAACTTTGCGCCATCCTGCACTGCCTGGATGATGCCTTGCTCGATCCAGCGCTTCACTCTGCGCCGCTCATTGTCGTTGTATTGACCAAGGAGCAACACGCACGCCTCAGATAACGGCAACAGCGCTTGCCTAGCCATTCTTGGCCTGCTGATAGCTGAAGCCACCTTGCGGGGCTGGTTGCTGGGGCGCAAAGCCGCCCTGGGCCGGCTGTTGCGGCGCTGGCTGCTGAGGGGCAAAGCCCTGCGGTGCCGGCTGCTGTGGCGCGAAACCTGGCTGCGCTTGCTGTTCCTGAGCCGGCTGCTGGCTCTGATATGGATCAAGCACGTCATTGAACATTTTGGCCTTAGTCACGTCCTCATAGCGGTCGTTGACCTTCTTCTGCATCGAGAAGCCTGGGCGCTGGTTGGTTGCATGATAGTGCGCCATCACGGCTTCCAGCAGCGCTGGATCTGTGATGTTTAGCCAGCAGCTCATGCTAACGCGATCAGATACACTGAACCCGCTCACAAGCTGCAGCTTGCCGTTCTTGAAGTCAGGTGCTGCCATTTTCGATCTCCTTTTGTCTTTCAAGCCACACATTGTAAAGACGCTGGTAGGCGTCGGGATTTTCGTTCTGCAACCGCGCAATCTCAGCCGCGTTGTCTTGGTTCCACTGGTTCAAAGCAACCAACGTCTTCTTGCTTTTGATCTCAGCCTCAAGATTCTCATTGATAGTTGTGTCTTTCCGCTTGGCAGCGGTCAGCTCATTGGCGCTGGCGATCTGCCCGCCATGCAGGCCAAGGCAGGCCAAAGCACGGCCCCAGGCGCTCGTCTCGCAGTTCTCAATGGCGCTGGTGCGGTTCACATTGCTGCTGCCGCGTATCTCCTCAGCGTAACCGGTAGCGACTACGGTGCCGTCCTCACGCCGAATGTAAGCCTTCACGACGACGCGCTGGCCATCATCTGACACCAGTTCGCTTTCCAAGCTGTACGACTTGAAGTGCTGCCGGAAGACCTCAACGCGGGTGCTAACCTCGGTGTATTTCTTGCCCTTGAGCTGTAACCCCTGAGCGTTGGCCTGGTTGACGGCCTTCATGGCCTCAATGATGTCATTGCTCATTCAGCGTCTCCAAAAACTCACGACCGGCTGCTGTGATCTGCCAGACGACTTCTTTGCGGCCACGGTCGTTTTTCTCGCGGCGCTGGCTGTCTTCAACCAGCTTCATGCGGTCAAGCTCTGTCAGGCGAGGTTTGACGCTGTAAATCCAAGCGCCCATTTTCTGGGCCACTTGACTGCCGGTCATCCCTGCCGGCGCGTCTCTGAGAGCTGTGAGAGCCTCCAACCGCAGGCCGGTGACTTTCGGGGCCACGAACTCAGCAGCCTCAATCTCAGTGTCTCTGGCGTCCTTGTGGACGTTGGGGCCGGCGCGACCAGGCCATTCAAGCAAATCCTGCTGCACCATTTCAGCCCCCCAACAACGAAAGAAGGACGACAAAGCACCAAAGGCTAAACAATACAAACAACGCCATTGCCACGACGCCCATGATCCGCAGGAACTCCCGCAGACGGCTGTAGGGACGCAAAGGACGGCCAGCTTCATCAACGTGAAGCCATACAAGGTTTCTGTTCATCGGAACCCCCATGCTGTTTTTGCTTGTTTGAGGACTTCAGGACGGACATCCCAAGCCCAAAAATGGCCGAAATCTGGCTCGACCAGCGTCAGCAGCTCCTCAACGGAATCTGCCTTCTTGAGAAGGTTTTCACGCACCTGGCATTTTGCGGTGATCTGGTTCAGCGCGGCCTGCATACCCTCGGTGGTGAGGCGATCACAGTTGGCGGCGCTGAAGACGCGGTGGCCGGTGGCATTGGCGTAGACGATGAGCTGGGGCTTGCCAGTGGCAGACCAGTAACCGGCGACCTGGCAAACGTGCGACCAGTCTGGCTGTTGTGGCAGGCTGGCGGCAGACTTACCTGACTTGGCTTTAGCGCTAAACCGTGACCACTTGGTCTTCAGCTCAACCTGACCACTGAAGTCTGGGAACCCGCTGTAGGGCAGCTCAAGCCCCGGCAGGCGCGTCAGCACCTCGCTCTCGCCGGTGATGCGGTTCAGCCCCAGCTCACGATGCGCTGCCATCACGCCCTCAACAGCGTGCTGCGCTACATCTGCCAGCTCATCACGGTTGATTGCCGCCTTGTCAGCATCTTTGCCGTGATCCCAGTCACGCGGCTGATACTCATCCATTGCAGCCATACCGTGACGCAACGCCTCATCAAAGGTCATGTCATCGACAAGGTGCTTGTTGGCAATGTCTTGCGTAATGCGACCAGCCGCCATGTTGGCGTTGTCGTCTTTGAAAATCTTGATGATCTGCCTGGCGTATTCTTTGTCGCCTACAAGTTCGTCTTTAAGTATCCGCCAACAACGGTTGAGAAGCGGGCGCACGACGCATTTGTCGTAAAAAGTCTTACAAACAGGGCGGGATTCCGGGTTGGAATGATGAAAATAATGTTTTTCAGTGGCCCAGGTGGGCGCAAATGGGAAGGACATAGAAAAACCCCAAGACAATCACCTTGTCTTGAGGTTTATCATGCCTTGTCGTAAATCGACAAGCTATTTTATTTTAGTCATCAAGAATAATTTCAACACCGCGCAATTTTGGCCTAAATGAAGCTGATAGTGATGCAGCGGCCCAAACCAACTTTTGGCCCCGCAAAAGCATATCAGTGTTGCTGTTGTGAACCGTGTACAGGCCGCCAGGCTCTGGATAGACAGTGCCGTTCATCAATCTGGTTTCGACACCACCGTCAACAATGGGCGTTTCAAGCAAAACATAGGCTTCATGCTGGATTGATGCCTCAGAAACAAATCCCTTTTCTATTGGCTCACGCTCAACATATTCAACAGCGTTTTTCCATTCTTCCCACAACCCAGAGTAGCCTGGCTCCGCTGACCAGATAATTGCGGCTGTGTTGGTTTGCATATAGGTTTGCAAATACACCTTGCCCCTCGTTTTACCGGCACTGATTTCACGATCCACGCGAACGCCAGATGGAGGACAATTTTCATCTTCTGGCTTACAGCGGACAATTTTGCAGTAACCCACGATCGGGACTGGGGGCAACGCAAACAGCACGTCTTGAGCGGTGCAACCCAAAATTTTGGCGTAATGCTCTGCGTCCTGCAGTGTGATGTTGGTGTGGCCATTAACCTGGCGCGACAAGTTCTCAGGCGTAATGCCCTTGAGGGCAGCAACCTCGCGTTTTGTCATATTTGCCTGACGGATCATTTGATTCAGGTTATTTGGCATAGATAGCATGGTAATAGCCCTGTCGCTGAATGATAAGCTAATTCATCAATAAGCTACCTTGTCACTGAACGTCAAGCACGTTAATGTCTGCTGCATGACTTTAGATGATTGGCGAAATGAACAGGGTTGGTCGAAATCGCTGCTGGCGCGTCAGCTTGGTGTGCCACAGACCATCACTGTCACGCGCTGGTGCCACCCCCTCGATGATCCGAGGCGGTCTGTGCCAAACCCCGATTATATGCAGCGCATCATCAACCTGACTGGCGGGAAGGTCACACCTAACGACTTCTTCCCCATGTCGGCAGATGGGTAAGGCGTCACGCGACAAAGGCTACAGGGCCGAGAACAGCATCCGCAAGAAGCTGGAAGCTAACGGCCTGGATTGCTACCGCGTCCCGCTGTCAGGCGGTGCCGCCATAAAAAACGACCTGGTGATCCGCAAGGGTGACCCGCTGCCAGTTGACCAATGGGAGCTGGAGGTCAAATGCCGCGCCAACGGCTTCAAGCAAATTTATGACTGGATGGAAGGCGCTGATGCGCTGGTGCTGAAGGCTGACCGCAAGCCTGAGCTAGTGGTGCTTGACCTGGATGACTTCTGCCTGCTGCTGCGTGGCCAAGATGGTGATACCGATGCTGGCTCACGTTGATCTGTGTTCAGGCATCGGCGGTTTCGCCTTGGGCTTTCAGTGGGCTGGCCTGTCCCGCCCGGTGCTGTTCTGTGACATCGAGGCATGGAGCCGCAAGGTGCTGGCTAAGCATTGGCCTGATGTCCCTATTTCAAATGACGTGAAGGAGTTAGCCAGTGACCCAAGACGACTTGTTCCAGACCATGACATCCTCACAGCAGGATACCCATGCCAGCCGTTCAGCCTTGCCGGCAAGCGACGAGGCGAGAAAGATGACCGTCACATCTGGCCAGAAATATTTGCCATTGTGCAAGCAAAGCGGCCGCGTTGGTGCGTTTTTGAGAATGTTTCTGGACACATCAACATGGGCCTCGACCAAGTGCTATCTGACTTGGAAGGTGAAGGCTACACCGTCCAACCATTTGTTGTTCCAGCTTGCGCCGTCGATGCCCCGCACAGACGCGATCGAGTCTGGATCATTGCTGCACACGCCGACAGCGAAAGCCAATCAGATGTCACCGGACATGGTGAAGAAGGGCAGTGGGTGGGGCGTGCCGCGTCAGATGATGCCGACGCCAACAGCCAGCGACCATATAGAGCGGAACAGCACCAGCAGCGAGGCGGTAAATCCGTTGACGGGCAAGAGCGTGAGCTTGGATCGGTTTGTAAAGTTCTGGCCGGACGAGGAGACCCAGCAGAGCGGTCAGCCGCGGATGTGGCCCACGCCGGATGCCAGCGACAGGGGGCCGAGGTCAGCGGACTTGGTGGTCAATCAATCAACGGTTCAGCGGCGGGACAGCGGACAGAAACGCGGGATGGATTTGCAGACGGCCGCCAAGTTTTTCCCTACGCAGACAGCGAACGAGGATGCAGCAGGGACGCCAAACGGCAAGATGCAAGCGATGCTGGGCAACCATCCGGATGTCAGAGGCACGACGCCAGAAGAGTGGGCGCAGGGGTCACTCAACCCAGCGTGGGTGGAGTGGCTAATGGGCTATCCACCTGGTTGGACGAACCTAGAGACATCCCAAGAGTAGCAACCGGCGTGAAGCAGAGGGCAGCACGGCTCAAGGGGCTGGGCAATGCCATTGTGCCGCAAATCGCCATGCAGATCGGCCTGACGATCAAGGCGGTCGAACATGGCTAGAGGGTTCAGCACCATGCTGGCGCGGAAAATCCGCATCTCCACGGTGCCAGGTGAGTGGCGTGAGGTGCTGGAGTGCGAACACTGCGATGCCCAGGGCGAATGTGAGGTCGAGATCGCTGTGCCGGATTATCTGCGCGGCGGCGACCTCACCACCGGTTTTGGCCAATGTCCCGTCTGTGAGGGCCGGGGCTATGTAGAGCTGCCGGAAGATGAAGACGATGAGTAGCGCCAGCCTACAAGCTGGCATGAAGCTCATCGGCGTCAATGATCGCGGCGACCGGCAGAAAGATGACTTCTACGCCACGCCTGCCGCAAGCACAGAAGCCCTGCTTTCAGTTGAGAAGTTTGAGGGCAGGATCTGGGAGCCGTGCTGTGGGCAGGGGCATATATCGGAGGTGCTGTCTGCCGCAGGCTACGAGGTGCAAAGCACCGATCTGGTTGATCGTGGCTACGGCACCCCTCGCGTTGACTTCCTTATGGAGACGCAGCGCTGCGAGAACATCGTGACCAACCCACCCTATGGCAAGCTGGCGCTGCCAATGGTGGCCCACGCTACGCAGTTGGCCAGCCGCAAGGTGGCCATGCTGTTGAAGTTGCAGTTCCTTGAGGGTGTAGAACGCAAAGCCTTCTTTGCTCACACGCCGCCGGCAAGAGTTCACGTTTTTTCAAGCCGGCAAAGTCTTATGAAGAATGGTGATGACTACAGCGACGGCCCAGGCGGCATGATGGCGCTGGCCTGGTTTGTCTGGGAGCGGGGGCATCGTGGTGACACGGTGGTCAAGTGGCTATGACCAGGGATGAGGCACTGGCAGATGCAGATCGTGAGATCAGCCGGCTCATCGTGGAGGGGCGCGGCCTGTTCTACATAGCTGAGCTGTACGGCGTGCCAGTGCGCCGACATCAGTCCAGGCATTTCCCCAGCATCGACAGCAAGCATCTCATGCTGCCGGAATACCTACAGGGACAGCCTGGGACGCTGACGCTGGACTATCTCAGAGAGCAACTAACAGACCTGGTGATGAGCATTGAAGCAACAAGACAGCAGGACAGACCAGTGCGCCGCCTGTGGCCACACTCATTGGATCAAGGAAGCGACGTGGGTCATGCTGGCCAGCGGCCACTTCATCTGCGCCAGAGAGCAATGCCACTTGGCCATCAGGGGGCAACAGGATGAGCCAGAAGCTGCAACCAACGCCGATAGCGTTGCGCGAGGCCAATGAGTTCGTCCGCAACTTTCATCGGCACAACAAGCCGACACAAGGCGGCAAGTTTGCCATCGGGGCTTTGCATGACGATGAGCTGGTAGGCGTTGCTATTGTGGGCAGACCAGTTTCTGCCACCCTCGATGATGGTTGGACGGCTGAAGTCACTCGCGTTTGCGTTAGAGATCACGCACCGCGAAACGCCTGTTCGTTTCTTTATGGACGTTGCTGGCGCATTTGGCAGCAAATGGGCGGCAAGCGAATGGTCACTTACACGCTGCAGACTGAGAGCGGCGCATCATTGAAGGGTGCTGGCTGGCAAGTCATGGGAGAGGTGAAGCCGCACGATAGGTGGACGCCAAAGGGCGGCAAAAGAGACTGGCAGCCGATCTATGGGCAACTGAAGTTTCGGTGGGAAGCAGGATGATCGAGCCAGGCGACGGAACGATGGAAAAGCGGGAGAAGCTGGGCCAGTGCGTCAAGTGCGAAACAGCCCTGGTTGACCCTCACCAGTGCCGTGTCTGTGGCTTGCGATTCGGAACGCAAGCCCGCCCCACAGCTATATATGGCGTTGTTAATGACCCTAACCAAAGGCCATCACCAAAGCCATCTAAGAACCAAAAATCTTGATTAAAAAAAGCGCTTGAGAAAGCGCGTAAGCGAGGAGATTGCTTAAAACATGATTTTATCGAGGCGCGAAAATCCGTCAAGTGAAAAGTTGCAAAGGCAACGAGTTCAACAACTTATAGGCCGCGTAGCGAAAAGGGCGAAACACCCTTATCGCACTGCCGTCGAGAAACGGAAGAAGAATGAGTTTCTAGTCAGGCAGCAGAAGGTCTTTGCCTCACTGCAGGAAATGCACAGCCTCGACCGCTACAAAGAGATGCGGAAAGCCTACTGGCATATGGGGCCGTTCCAACAGCGCAAGTTTGTCGATTACTGGGAGACGTATTTCTATGAACGTAGAACAGCTACACGACCTGTTTCTCCAGGCAGCAGAGACTGACAGAAGGTTGCCGCCGGCAACCCGCAAGCAAAAGCTCAGCTCATGGCCAGACTACCCGCTGGACTGGCATGGCTACGGCTGGACACAGATCGGGCCGACAAGACTGCACCCGACCTCAAAGCAGATTAGTGACTTTGATGAAGCCATGCGCCTCACAAGCATCATGCCAGAAGACGACCGTCGCCTGGTCTGGGCCGTGGCGCACAGCGCTGCTTTTAGGGCCAGAGGGCCAGCATGGAAGAAGCTGGCGATCATGCTAGGACTGCACGATCCGCGCATCGTCAAACGCAACTATCGGCACGCTCTCATTGAGCTGCATTACAAGCTCAATTGATCTTTTTCGATAAGGTGGTTGCAAGTGTCTCTAAATCTGGTATCGTTCCTGTAGACTGCAACCATATGTGGTTGCGTGCAACCAAGGTTCCCCATAATGCGAAAGTATCAGCCGGCCCAAGTCGATTGGGCTGAGATAGAGCAACGCATCCAGGCAGGCGAGAGCTTCAACGCAGTTTCTAAGGATTACAGCGTCTCACGGCAGGCCATACAGAAGCGATGCCAGCGTGAGGGATGGATCAGCGACAAGCCGCTGACGGTTACAATCAAACGGCAGCGTAGGGAGTTGCAGGTTGCAACCATGCAACCAGATGCAACCAACCAAGCGGTTGCCGAGGTGCAACCATCGTCACCAGTGATCGCCAGAGACGATAAGAAGGCTGGAGTGCTAGAGCTACTGCGTGATGGCGTGCCAAAGAAACACGCGGCGCAAGTTGTTGGAGTGCATGAGACAACGCTGCATAGGTGGATCTCTGAGTGCGAGAACTTCGCCAGTGAGGTACGCGCAGCAGAAAGCGCTGCTGTCGCTCTCAGGGTGCGCCGGATCGGCCAAGCCGGTGAACGCGACTGGCGGGCTGATAGTTGGTATCTTGAACGAACTCAAAGGGATAGCTTTGGCAGCGACAATGCAAAGAGCGGCGCTGTCAATGTCCAGATCAACATCGAGCGCGACTCAAAAGGTACGGAACCGGTACGGATAGAGTCTATCGACTAGCGCAAACCCTTGCTGAGCTTGCGTTACAGCGTAGACGACCTCCTGCTTACGAGGCATTTCTGACAGGATGGCCCCCTGGGCCTGACCACACCGGGCCGGCTTGCGCGGCGACGTATGCGTTATATGAACACCCGCGCTTCCATAAAAAACAGGTTTCTCAGGTTGCATGGCCAGAACCATCAAGATTGATTATGACCCGCAGCCAAAGCAGGCGCTGCTTCACAAGTGCCGTGCCAAGCAGATTTTGTTTGGCGGCGCTGCTGGTGGTGGCAAGAGCCATGCGGGGCGTTATGACCTGATTGGCTTTTGCTTGGAGAACCCAGGCTTGCAGGCGTTTATTTTCAGGCGGTCACTGCCTGAGCTGGATGCCAACCATATACAGCCGTTGAAGCGTGAGCTGCCGCGAGAGCTTGGCAACTACAATGAGACGCGCAAGCGCTATGAGTTCTTCAATGGCAGTTCAATCCAGTTCCAGTATCTGGAGCGGGACAGCGATTGTGACCGTATTCAGGGGACTGAGATACATATAGCGCTGGTTGATGAGGCGGGTCAGATGACGCCTTATCAGTTGGGTTACATCAAATCGAGGATGCGTCTGGGCAACTTCCAGCCCAAGCAGGAGGGCTTTTTGCCCCGGCTGGTAATGACGGCCAACCCTGGTGGTCAAAGCCACAATTATTTGAAGGCGCTGTATATCGACCCTGCGCCGGCAGAACAGTATTTCTACGATCACACGATGCGTGATCCGAATGATCCGTCTGACAAGGGCTGGGTGACGATGTATATCCCGGCCAAGATGGCTGACAACAAGTATATTGACCCTTCATATGCTTCTAGCTTTTCGGCACTGCCTGATGAGCTGGCCAGGGCGTTGCGTGAGGGCGACTGGGATTTGGTTGTAGGTTCGTTCTTTGGCGACATCTGGCAGCGTGATCTTCATGTGGTCAGGCCGTTTGAGATACCGGATCACTGGACTAAGTTTCGCAGCTTTGACTGGGGTTCTGCCTCGCCGTTCAGTGTTGGCTGGTGGGCGGTAGCGGATGACCATGAGTATTTCCCCGATGGGGCGTTGATACGCTATCGAGAGTGGTATGGCGCTGCTGGGCCTAATCGCGGTCTGAGGATGACTGCTGAGGAGGTTGGCGCTGGCATCCGCAGCCGTGAGGCTGGTGAGCGCATAGATTTTGGCGTTGGTGATCCAAGCATTTGGAAGTTTGACGGCGGGCCGTCGATTGGTGAGCGGCTGTCTAAGATGGGCATACGCTTTCGCCGCGCAGACAACAGTAGGGTTGCCGGATGGGATCAGGTGCGCCAGCGCCTGATTGGAGATGATGGTTGCCCAATGCTTTTTGTTTTCAG